GAAATCTTTTACTTGTTTAGACTCAAATGTGTCTAAAGACAAAAGTAAATCTCCTGTGAATGGGTCTTTAAGTATTCGCATAGTTATAATTATTTACATCCATTAAATCTTTTATAGGAACTAACCAACCCCATGATGTGTTACTATCACCTCCTGGTGCAGACCTATAGTTATTATTCTTAATCATCATTTTTAATTTATCTGTTTCTAAAGATATAGCAAAGCAAAAATCTTTACCTTTATAAAAATTGATAGTCCAATATTGTGATTGTGTTTTTAATATTCCACTATCTTTACCTCTACTTCTGTATTCACAGTAATGATTACCACTCTTAATCCATTTATCTATTTCTGATTTAACTTCAACCTTATCACCTTCTAGTATTGTACCTATTATACCTTCACCTTTTTTACCTGTAGCTAAATCATATTTAAAATCTGAGTTATGTTTCAATTTAATTTCTTCCTCCAATCATCTAAGTTAATAATGTTTGCTTTTCCATTTTCCATTTCCTCTAATTTTGAAACACCCAAACCTATTTCATATACCATGTCGGGGTCATCTAGTGCTATCTGACATAGACCTAATGCAACTTTAAAACAAATATCTTTTTGTTCTGTATCTTTAACATAACTTCTATCTATACCACAAATAAATTTATTCTTTTTTCCAAATGGTTTTACAACTATAACCACACTATCTTTATCTAACTTAACTTGTTTAATCATGTACTATCTCCTTTGGTTTATTTACTTCTGCATACCAATAATACTTAGGATTTTTGGCCTTAGATTGTTGTTGGGGCAAGTATTCAATAGTATCACCCCAACATTTATGTTTATAAGGACAATAAGAACAGACAGTACCTAAAACTTTATTACCTGTTTTCTTTTGATAAAATGATTCTTCTTGTAATTCATAACATCTTTCAAAAGGTTTATCTTCCATTAATGCTTTTACATTATGATGTACCTTTTCTAATGCTTTCTTTCTATACTCTGTATCATCTTCGGGAGGCTGACTAACTAACATTTCACCTGTAGCTTTGTTGACTACAATCCAACCACCAAAGGGTTTACCTGTAGCCTCTGAGTATAAATATCCTTGTGATAAATAACCAAAGACATCATCCTCTGCTATCTTGTGAAAGCCACCACCACTTTCTCCAAACTTTTTTTCAAACGCAAAAGGTGAAGCAGATTTTATATCATAAACTTTATCATCTATAATGATATCATATGTACCTTTCATGTCAAAAAATTCTGTATTTAATTTTACTTTACCTTGAACGCCATCAATCTTTGATTTAACTGCTCTCAGTAACATAACTACAACCGCTTCTATTATATCCCCAAATAAATTTCTTAACTTAAAATTATAATTTTCATAACTAATGATACTATCTTTGCCCGAATACTTTTTATCCATTTGTAATTGACATAGTGGTTTACCTATGTTAGACATTCGGATTCTAAACTCTGATTCTCTTTTGTCTGTAAATTGTTTTCTTATTGCTTGTTCACATTCTTGTTTAAACTTTTCTATAATAGGTTTAGGTATAGCGACAGGCTCTCGCTGAGCCTGTGCTAAAAATGATTTTACTTCTTCTAAGAAAGTCAAGCGGTAACTTCCTTCATTATTTCATCATCTAAAATATCTTCTGCAGTTACTTCGCTTTTCTTTGCTTTACTATGCTCTGCTTTGACATAATCATTTTCTTGTTTTACATACTCTAAGAAATCTTTTAGTATTTCTTTATCAGTATCAGAAAATTTTACATCTTTATTTGCATCTTTAATTTTTGCAGTAAAGTAAGTTACACTACCTTTAGTATGTTTTTCTGTTCCATTAAAATCTAAAACAGTATTATACATAATCTTATTTCTTTTAGATAGACTTTTTAATTGGTCACCAATAGGTAAAAAGTTTACACCTCTAACTCTGTATAGGACTGCCTCTTCTGTAATCGTGACATCCTGCCCTTTAGAGGTTTTACCTTTTGCAGATACCACGCCAAATACATTTCTATAACAAGTAACCTTATCCTGTTCTATTTTAGAAGCAGGGTCTAAGTCTTCTCGTAATGCTTTAGGTACACTACCACATGCATCAGTTCCATTCGTATCGGGTTTGGCATCAGACCAACTCGTGAACATAACAGATTTATAATTGTTATCTTCATTCTCTTCATCGTATTTATTATATTGGAAAGTATTTAGAAAGGGTCTAAATGATACTTTCTCTGCAAAGACAAGTCCGTGTTCCTGACTGTCTATTTTATATAGACCTCTTTTAATCAGATTACCTTCACTGTCTTCGGTATCGTAGTTAATTGATAGCCTTGATAGGGAAGAGCCACCCGACTCTACATCTTGACCTAACATAGCCATCACTTTATCGTTGGACATATTATCTATATCCGCTAGTACTTCGTTTGACATATAATGCCTCCTTTTTGTTGTGTTATTATATCATTAAACTGTGGATAAGTCAAGCCAATTTATACCTTTTTTTATCTCAAAGTCTAATGGAACATTTAACTCACAATCATATCTATTTAATAGTGAGTCTTTTATATTACTAAATCCTGTCTTTATAACACTAATAACATGATGTATTTCATCGGGATGTGTATCTAATATTACAGAATCATGGACAGTATTTATAATTAAACTTTTCATTTTTCTTTTTCTTAGTAACTCCCAAACATTAATACATGCTATTGGTACTATGTCTGCCGTAGCAAACCCTTGGACAGGATAATTTTTTATAGCCGTAGCTTGTGTAGTAGAGCCGTCTTTTCTTCTATAAACATTTGGAAAATAATATTCTCTACCACTAGGTAGTTTTACTATCTTTGTTTTGTATGCTCTATCTTGTAACACTTGATGCCACTCTGCAATTTGTGGATATTTTTTTAAAAACTTCTCGTAGTATTCTCTTTCTTTTTTCTTACCCATCATGCCACCATACAAAGGTTTAAATGTATGTGCCTTTGCAGTTTGTCTATCACATCCTATAACATCTGCAGTATACTGATGAACATCTATACCATCCTCTATATCTTTCATGCCTTGTTTATCTTGTGCTAAAAATACTGCAGTTCTAAATTCTAACTGAGCAAAATCTACTTCTAGTATTTGTCCATTTTCCCACCTAGACTGTATAACTTTTTTTACAGGAAACTTATCACCTCTAGGCATGTTTTGGAAATTAGGTTTAGAACTAGATAGTCTTCCTGTAGCAGTTATGTGTTGATTAAAAGAAGGATGTAATATATTATCATGATTAGTATTATCTCTTATGCCTGTTATAAAAGTATTAAGATAAGTTTCTAATGCACCAAACCTAACAATAGAATCTACAAACTCTTTTAATGTACCTTCAGCATAAATACCTATTCTATTTAAAGTTTCTTTATCAGTTTTAAAACCGCCTTGTGCCACATCTTGTACACTATTAGCCCTCCAATTAAATCCTGCTTTAGCTTCGGTCTCAATAAATAACATACCTTCACCTTTACACTTAGGACATTTAGATAACTTAGCAAAAGGACTACCATCTTTTTTTATTTTTCTGACATGGCCTACGCCTTTACACTCATCACATTGTTGTGCTATTGTTTTATACATAGGGTCTGTATATTTATTTACTAACTCTTGAAATGCTCTATCTGTCATTCTAGGTCTTCTCTTAGGTCTTCTCGTTCTTTTATCTATACCTATGTTAAACATACTTGTCCAAATATTTTTGTCTTGTACTTTTCTAGAGTAAATTACTTTAGACAAATCCTCTGTAGAGGATAGATTAATCTTTGTATCACCCATAACTTGAGCAATAATTTTTTCTATCTTACTTTTTAACTTGTAGTATTCTTGTGTTAATTCTTTCTCAACACTTTCTAAGTCTTGTAAATTAATATAGTTTCCATTACATTCCATATCTATTAACACTTGTAGAAAATCATTCATCAAATCTCTAGTTGGTAATAGTCCTTTGTTTGCAGGTAAATTATAAAATCTTACTTGTGTAAGATATAACTCTTTAGTTATTTTAACATCTTGCCTACCATAAGTTTCTAAATGTTCTATTGGAATTTCATCAATACCATATCCGTCTTCCATGTATGTAGCTAGTATATCAGATTTTAAACTAATGTTATGTCTTCTACAACATTCTTTTAAAGATAATGATTTATCTTTATTACCTCTCATGATAATATATTCTGCTAACATTGTGTCATATAACTTACCATTGTATGTAAATCCAAACTCATACATCCACGACATATCAAATTTTAAATTGTGTCCTATGATTAAATCAGATTCATCTAGTATCTCTTGAACTCTTTCTTTATTTTGTTTTATGTGTTCTACATCTTTAACATCTTTATGATAAAAGAAATAGTACTCATCGTTAATACCAATGCTTACTAATCTATTCTCATAGTTAAAAGGTGAAGGGTCTCCTTCGTTACTTACTGTAGTTTCTATGTCTAGTGTTGTTATCACTTATTATCCTTTCTATGTAAATGAAGTGAATTGTGATAGGGTGGGAACTAATCTTACTTCGAACTCACCATGGTCACCTGTTAGTTTATTTTTAGAAATAGTTATCTGTCTTACACATGCTTCGCTAGGGTCTTCTCTACCCTCATCTAATTTTCCTATACCTACAATAACATCTGCCTCCGCAGCTTTGCCTGTCTTAGAATTTGCCATAACATTAAAACTTAATCTTGTTCTACCATGAGCCTCTGCTGACGCTTGAGATAATCCTATTACAAATACATCATGCCTTTTAGCAATCTCTCTAGCCTGTCTATATACCTCCCCTAACTTTTCATGGGATGAATTATATTTACCTGTCACATTAACTTTATCTAATTGGTCTATGATTAATATATCTACATCATGTTCTTTAC